CTCCCCATGGAGCCCCCTACCAGGTTGGTTATGCAGAAGCGCAAACCATTATCTTCAGAAGACGTTCTTCACGAAGGATGATACCGCTGTACCACATGTTGTAGCTGAAGAAGCCCTGAGTACCATAGGGGTTACTCAGTTCGATCTTCGAAGGAGGCTGAGCATTGAACTTGATCTTGCCGTGACCCTTCAAGCCTACAGTAGCGAAGCTACCTTTGGTCGGGAAGAGAATCGGGAAGACATCGAAACGCTCTTCAGTGTCCTGATAATCAGAACCACCGGTGAACGTGTTCAAAGCTGTAGCTGTAGGTGCAGTGTGAACCGAAGTGGCCAGGTCACCAAGGTAAGGACCAACTGCAACAGCAGCAGTACCGACTTCGCCAGCGATAGCGTCTGCTTCAGTACCGTAAACAGTAGTAGTAACAGGCGTAACGTTGTCGACTTCAGTACCGTACCAGCCAGTAGCCAGGTTACCAGCACCGCGATAAACAACCTGAGACTCAGATTCGATGAAACGAGCGTCGTTCATTGCACCAACTTCGCCTTCAGCCAGATTCGAAGCATCAGCGTACTTGTAAGCAGGCACGTATGCATACTCAGTCTTGCCGTTGTCGGTAACGTTACCACGAACCACGTTCTCGAGGTCATACTTGATCTCAGGACCTATGATAGCGTAGAACGCTTTGTTGATCGTGCGAGTATCGATCTTGGTAGAACCAGTAACGATAGAAGTATTCTTGATAGCACGGTTACGAACCAGCTTGCGAATACCCTTGCGGATCAGGTCATAGCTTATACGGCTCAGTTCATCGACAGAACCGTCCAGGCTGGAACCATCAGCGATCAAGCTGTCAGTACCAACAGTTACCATGGAAGCAGCAGTACCAGGATACATTGCAGTAGTCGTGGTCAGCATATCCAACTGGATCAGGTCTTCAGCACGACGGTTAGCCAGAAGGCCAAGCTCTTCGCGGTAATGAACCTGAACCATGTCTTCAGCAAACATTTCGACTTCGTCAGTGTAATCCAGCATTTCACCATAACGGGCAAAGCCAGTTTCGATGGTTACTTTCTTGATCGACTGCTTGTTGACGGCACCAGCGCCTTCAGCCAAGGTTGCGGAATCAAGACCGGCGGATACATCGACGATGTTACGTGCAGTCAGGTAGCCTTTGGTAGCGAACTCGCCATCGATTACTTCACGATCGTAAATGTGCAGCCACTTGGATACTTTGTAGGTTTTGCCCCTTTTAAGAGGCATGGAACGACGGTCAGACCACTGTGCATAGACAGCGATGGCATTGGCAGCTTTTACGCCTGCCTTGTCGTAGTAATGGATAATCGTGTTTTGACCATGAGTGCTCAGGCCAGTTTCGTCACCGTAAAAATTCTGTACAGCCATAGGAAAATTCCTCAGTTACTCGACATTAGCGTTTTATACCAATTATCGAATTTATCATCATCGTCATCGAGATAATCGATGACACCTTTACGGTCAGCTCTTGTTCTTGTTGAGGATGCTGAACGCTTTCTTTGAGCTTCTGATGATGCTTCCTCAGACTTTGATACTGCATCTTGTGTTTGCTGATTCGTCTGGTCAACCTGTTGCTGGTTCTGCTGTTGGGCAGTTGCAGCTTCTTTGGCAGTACGAATTTGCTCACCTGCAAGCATGTAGTATTCGATGTCTGATTTCGTATTTCCATCGAGCACTTTCATTTTCATCGCCATAGGGGCGACTTCGTCATATTTTCCACTTTTCACATCATTATGCAAGCCCAATATGAGTTTTGGATTACTTGCAAATGCATCCCGGGAAGTGGCATCCCATTGCTTACCGATAATATCAACGGTAATCGGGTATTCTTTATCGACACTGATAACTTCTGAGATTTCACCAATCTCCAGACTTCTGTCGTCTTTGCCGTACGATGTAGGACTGTAATCCTTGCCGGCGTCGTCTTCAGTGAGGTCAAAAGCCTCAATCTGATGGGCTTTTACGATCTGTGCCAGGGCTCCTTTGTCACCTTTCAGTGCATCGATTGCAATGTTCAGCTGATCCTGGGTAAGGCCTTGCTCTTCCAGAGCAGAGATCATCTTCCGGTATGGAGCGATCTTCTGCATTTTCTGGGTGTAATTCATAGCCTGACCGAATATGGTCTCGAACTGGTCTATAATTTCCTGTTCTGTGAAGTTGAATTCCTGCCCGTTGGCCTTGAAGGTTCGAGATTTTACCTCGGTTTCGGTTTTCTTACCTTCGGTTTGCAGGTCTTCTTCGTCATTATCATCATCCTCGGATTTATCGCCGTCATCTTTTGATTCATCCTTGGATTCATCGGACTTAGTCTGTTCATCGTCTTTATCATCTGTGTCATCTGACTTGTCATCTGACTTGTCATCAGTAGTTTTCTTGAATTCTTCCAGCTCATCTGAGCCGTCGTCATCATCAGTAGATGCCGACTGAGCATCCTTAGAAGTGTCCCGCTCCACAGAGGATTGCAGGTCGTCGTCAACTTCTTGACCTTCTTCTTTGCGCAATTCTCTGATTGCATCTATTGGGTCAATATCGTTGCTGAAAACGTCTTCTTCAGTTAGCTCAATCGGCATGATTGGTCACCTTTCTTATTGTTATTGTTGGAGGTTGTTAATGGCTTCTTCTTAGTCAGCCAAAGTCAGTTCTTCTTCTTCTTCGTCGCTCAGTATCGGAGACTTGGCTCCCATGTAGAAGTTATCTATCATGGAGAAGAAATACTGCAGGTTGCTGGCTGAGATCAAATCTTCCATCACACCAGGACGCTTACCTTGGTCAGCGATCTGAGGAACTGCCAGTATACTGACGGAGGCCAATACCTTATCTTTCAGGTATCCTTCTTCAATTACTTTCTGGAAGTCTGGGTTCTTGCGTAACCTGTTCAGGGCTTCGCCCATGTCCAGGTGGTGGTTGATTTCGATCGTTTCAAGCTCTATGGCTTCTTGCTCTGTTCTTGGGTTGCTCATTAATGAGTCCTCAGTGGTTTATTAAAAGAGTCTGCATATTAAACAAAAGTTTACTGTTGTGTCAACATATCTGCAAGTTTTAAATTCTCTTTTGATTGATTATTCATCTGTGTACCGGCCAAAGTCGCCTGTTGGCTGGCACGCTGCTCTGCCATACGCTCCTGGTGATCGATACCTTGCGCCTTCCTGGTGAACTCCAGATCCTTGGTATCAGTATCTGAATTCAGGTTCTTCGCACGAGCTTCATCCAGGGCTGCCTTAGCATTCTTGGCACGGATATCTACCTCGTTCTCTCTCGCACGGCTCAGACGCTCCTCGATCTCGGCTTCCTTACTACGTACCTCGAGTTCTTTCATCTTCTCGGTATACGGATCGGGCTGCGGCTGGAAGTTCTTTAGGGCCTCAGCCAGGTCTGGCATCCGGTGCAGCTTAGCTATCTGAGCCATCAGCATCTGGCTCATTTGTGGATCCATGTTCTGCCCCAGGGTCTGGAGCAGGAATGACAGTTCTTGTGCCTTGGCAGAGTTATCTTCGGAGGTTGAAACTTCAATGTGGATATCGATATTACCCTTCAAATCATCGCGCTTGACCGGGACAAATTCCTCGTTGGTAATACGAACAACCTCTTCTTCGCGGAGAAACTCTGCGTTATAGGATGTCCATTTACGCATTATGGGTTTGATCAGGTTTTCAGCTAGGTTCCTGACAATATCCATGCGCCTTACTGAAACTGCGTCCAGAGTGCCACGGGCAGCAGTAGCAGAAGAACCAAGTGAACCGCCACCAATCCCGCCAGTAAACGACTTAACACCAAGCATAGATTCTGTTTCATTGTTGGCCATCTCCATGACTTGGAAAACCGACGCCGGTATAGCGTTGTAATTGCCTTCGTAGAAGTCCGCTGAGCTACCATTGAACTCGAAGTTTTTCCCGTTCAAGAAACGCTTCTTGTTCAATGCATCCATCGATCCAACCCGAACACCCTTTTGAGCATTGTTCGAATTGGCCATATTGTCAAGAATGCCACGTTTAATGGCCGTATTGACCTTCTGGTTATCGCCGATCAGCTCGGCATTTGCCTCACCGGTCTGTTTAAATGGGATTGAGTTGTTGGCGACAACCAAAAATGGCAGAGCCTGGTCCGGGTAAGGATTTGACTCCAGTTGGATGATAATATCATTTGCCCAAGAGCAAACAATAGGTTCAGCGATTCCGTCATTGTCCATGTCGAAAAAGCCCCAATATTCATACAATACAAATTTCTTACGAGGCTGATCCTGGAATGTAAATTCTGTGTCATCGGTAGGGTCAAAATCCGCATCTGAGTCTGAGCCAGCCAGGTTACGGGCTAGTTTGTCCAGGTTCTTGTATTTACGGGCTTTACGTAGCGTGCTCAGATCTGTCTCATACCGATGAATCATGAACCGGGATTTATTCGGATCGCCTTCTGCAGTCGGATCCATGTAACAATCTTCGATACGACATAGAGTCGCATCTGGTTTGTTTATGATGATATTCAGCTGTTTGACCAGTTCTGTCCGGACAATGACCGGTTGTCCTGTGATTGGATCCAGAGCCATAACAGGCATCTCGATCTCTTCTTCCTCATCCTCATACTGCCAGCCGGTCTTTACGATAACCGTGCCTTCCTTGTAGAACAGTTTCAGGACATCGGTCATGAACTTGTATCGGGGGAACTGACGAGTGAACTGGTGGTTTAACACCAGCTCATTTTGATCGGCAGACTTTCTATCCTCAAATGTGACGGGGGAGCATTTGACGATATCCTGGTCGGAAACGAATGGGTCCTTTACAGAAGCATGTTGCCATTCATCTTGTCTTTTGATATCCCTGGAGACAATCGCAGATTTTCCTTTTTCTTCGTTGCCATAAGGTTCACCATCGTATTCTTGACGCCATTTTTGGACCTTGGCTACAGTCTCTTCACGGAGATTATTTGCAGCATCCAGGTCTGCCTTAAACGCTTTTAAAAGGTCATCTTTACTGAGCTTTTTTGGTTTTTCGTCTGTCATTACAGATTATCCTGTGCTTCAAATTCTTGGATATCGGAGTTACCCTGCCAGCCCGGTAGTTCCAGATAGGCCTGGATGTAGTATGTACCTGCCAGACTGATATCCCCGGCTATGGTTAAGAAATAAATCAGCCCATCTGACCCGTCTGTGGTGAAGAGAGCTGACCTGGTAAAACTCGTACCGTCAGGCCGTTTAACTGTGATTTCTTTCGTAGTGGCTGTCAGGATTGACAGAGCCGTAGTACAGTTCTGCAGTACTTCAACTTCGAGCTGAGCTCCGACAATACCTACCTGTAAAATATCTGCACATGCCATTAAATCGTACCTAACAATAGTGGAAATCGTCTCGCAGTTGTTGCCTGCAGCGAATATATTTTAGCGATAGTAACATTTATTTTCCGATCGCACCTCAAAATCTGGTTAACCGGTACCTTCCTGGCCAGCTTCATAGAAACCTGGACTCTCATACCCGTACCCCTAATACAACGCGGGTTGCTGTAACAACCCGAAGAGAAAACCGTTTGGTGGACTTCCAGATTTCACCAAAGTCATAGGAGAGTATACTAAAAGAATTCTGGTTATACGAATCTTTATCATAACTACTCATGGAGTGCCCCTCCAGAGATCGAGCTGCGTACCAGATCCGTACAGCTGAGCGTCATTCTGAGATTTGACGTTTACGTCAAGCTCATTGGCTTTGCTGAAGGTCAGCTGATCGGTCTTGGC